GATACATACATTCACACCAGAAACAGGACTTAAAAAATACTTTACAGCTGGTACAAATGGAAATAATAGCTTTATAGAATGAAACGATACGACACAGTACCTTTAACAAAATCACCTACAGGAAAGCCTTATAGGAGAACAACACTATATCCAGAAATACCTCCAACCTCTGAAGACTTTTATATAATAACAACAGCAGGAGATAGGTACGATAGGTTAGCACAGCAGTTCTACGGAGACAGCACTTTGTGGTGGATAATCGCAGCTGCAAATACTTCTGAAAAAGCATCATTAATAGTACAGCCAGGAGTTCAGATTAGAATACCTGCCGATAAAGACTTAGCAGTGAGTAACTATATAAACCTTAATAGATAGAAAAAAATGCCAAGCAGTAAAGTTATAGGAGGTCCTTTTGACAAGGAAGTATTGAATCAGTTAAATTTGAGAAGTGATGTCTTTTCTAAAAAAGAAGGTAGAACAGATCAAAACATACAATACCTAAACAGCAAAACCGGATGGGTAAAACTAACATCCTCGGTGAATGCCGGAGGATCTAGTGAACTAGCAAACAAGTACGTATTTATAGGAGGAACTAAAGGAAGATTTGGGGATAAGACATATAGTAACTTCTCAGCCGGATTAGGGTTTAGGCCTATGCCAGGTATTACAGGAGTACAGATTCGTGCCATTAACAGGTTTGGAGTTTTAAAAGAAGCTACAATTACATTTAACTGTTGGGATGTTTCACAACTACAGGAATTAGAATTACTGTACATGAGACCGGGATTCTCAGCCTTACTGGAATGGGGACATAGTGTATACTATAAGGGAGTAGACAATTTTGTGACAACACCGAGTACAGTATCTTCAATGTTTACAGAAGGTACAACAAAGGAAGATATCTACAAAGAAATTAATAAATTAAAGCAAGATTCAGGATATAACTACGACGGTATATTTGGATTCATAAAAAACTTTTCTTGGAAGTATAGACAGGATGGAGGGTATGATTGTACAACAACATTAATATCAATCGGAGAGATTATAGAATCTTTAACTATAGATGTCGGAACAGGAACATTTCCAGGTAACCAAGAAGAGGAAGGGAAGACTGTAAGTGCTACCATGTTAGAAGCAGCTTTTAAGACTCTTATAGAAAAAGCTACTACCGATGGAGTAGGAAATGTGTACGAAACTTTAAAGACTAAGCATAAAAATTTCATTGAAAATTATGAAAAAGTAAACGGAATAACAGGTATAAATATAGCACAACAGGCTGTAGAAACCCTTACCCCGGTGGATGCAAAGTCAGCTACAAAATCGCCAAATAAATTTGTGTATATGCAACTTGGTAGTTTCTGTGCATTGGTTAACGCTATACTACCTTGTGACAAAGATAAGAAGTCTGTAATAAAACTAAATACAAAAATTGCTAAAATAGGAGAAGAGTCGGACATACAGTTATGTAGGTATAGAACATACGACTACCACGTATCAAGTGATCCAGGTACTTGTTTAATACTATCCCCTTCTACAAAGAAATGGGCTTCTGGGCAACTATACCCGAGTATTATAGAAGCACTAAGGGGGACATTAAACGGAACGTCTTCTGATGAGATTTTAAATATATGGGTTAATGTAAATATACTTGGAGAAGCAATTACAACACTCGTAAATACTCCGGAAAAAGGAAGTAGAACATTGATAAAGTTATTTGATGGGATATTACCAAAAATCACCGATGCACTAGGGGGAGACTATAACGAGTTAGCATTACATTACGAAGAAGATGAATTTACATACTATATAGTAGACAGAAAAGTTAGAACTTCAGACTCAGAAGAAGAGACTCCTACCCTAAATGTAACAGGACTAAAATCAACTCTAACAAATTTTGACTTTACAACTAAATTATCGCCAGCACTGAGTACAATGGTAGCAGTTTCTGCTCAAAACAACGGCTCAGATGTAGGTATAGAAGCTGAAGCTTTATTTAGATGGAACGAAGGATTGACTGATAGAATCTTAGGCAGTAAGTTTATAAACACAACTGCAGATGCTTCTTCAAAGGAAAGTGTTGAGGAACAGAGAAAGAAACAGCAAGCCGAGAGATATAACAAGACATTTACAACACTGAAGGAATTTTACTCAGGAAAATACGACCCAGAGAAATTTACTGCTGCAAGGGTTGATTATGCAGACTTTACCAAAACATATATTCAGACATATACAGAAGAGTCAGCAGCATCAGGAGCAACAGCAGGACCAGCAGGAATTGTTCCATTTGAGGTTAATATCGACATGGAAGGAATATCGGGTATTAAAATTGGACAAGCCTTTAAGATAAACAAAGGTATAATGCCAGATAAGTACGATCAAGTATTAGGATTTATTGTAACAGGAGTAAACCATACAATAGGAAGTAATAAATGGACAACTCAACTAAAAGCACAGACAATTGTACTTAAACCAGGAGATAAGATCCAGACAGCAGGAGATTTTAACGACAACCAGTCAGCTACAGGTGTTTCAACAACAGAGAGACAAGGCCTTACCTCTGCACCGGTTAAGGGGAGTGCATTACTGAGAACAGTATTAAAGAATGCAGGATATACAGCAGGTACTTTTGAATACGAATTTGCACTTGTTATAGGAACTAAAGAAGGGTGGTTGCCAAATGTGAACGGAGGTAAAGGATCAAGATCATATAGAAATAACAACCCAGGTAACTTAGATTACAGTGAATCCCTAAAAGCAATAGATCCAAAAGTAACCATAGAGCCAGGAGGTAGATTTGCAAGATTTTCTACTGCAGAAAAGGGTGCACAAGCATTGGTTGAAAAAAAAATCAAGAAGTGGAGCACGGGGAAAATGCCAGTTACATCTGGTAATCAGAACTTAATAGAAAAAAGTCAAAAATGGAAAGCAGGAACTCCTCCTACGATAGCACAATTTATGTATACCTATGCACCGCCTAACGAAAATGATACAAATGGGTATATAGGAAGTGTAGTGGCAAGCCTGCAGAAAAATTACCCTAAAGTAACCAAACTTACAAAACCAAAAGATTATTTATCATAATGTCAAAGTTTAAAAGATACATACCAAAAACCAGCTACACGGAACCTAAATACACCTCAGGAGGGGAGTATAAGACAAGAGATACCGGGGAAGACTACATTGGATTTTATATAGAAGCTTCTAGGGGAAAATTTTATTCAGGAAAATCTCCACAACAAGGAGGAGCAGAAATTTTAAAAGTACAAACGGAAGGTATCGTAAACAAAGGAGCAAAAGCAAGTATATTTGCGCTATTAGCAGCTTTAGCCAAAGGATTCTTCAAACCAAAAACATCCTCAATAGACAAGGAAAACGGTTTTACTACAAGGTATTTTATTCAAGATAAAAATGATAACAAAATTATAGAGACAGATAGAGAACTCTATTTACAAGCACAGAGAGAACTACCTAACAAGAGGTTTGTGCAAACAGACTGGATAATCAAAGGACCGGCACAAGACACATTCCTAAGTGGGTATCCGTACGAAGGAGCAGCATCTAAAAATAGAAAAGCTATTACAGCACTAGAAAAGAACATGCCAGGAATCTCGACATTTATAACAGACTATTCGCTACTTGTCGAAGAGCCTATCCCTGTAACACTAAACGAACTGTCCTCAAACACAATTATAATACAAGACCCAGGACTAGAACTAGAAAATTCCCGAAAGGCAAATTTTGATACAAAGAAATAAAAGAAGGCTTGCTTATGCAGGCTTTTTTTCTTATATTATATAAAAGGTTATAGAAAATGTTTTATATAGTAGAGTCAGAGGAGCAAATAGAGCTTCTAAAAAAATTAGGAAAGAAAGGAGGTTATGTAGAAGTTATATCTTCAAATGATAACTACCACCCACTTCTTACAACCACTGTAGCAGTTTACTTAAGGCCTTTAGATCATCACGAAGGATACATAATACCGGTAAGTCATGACGAAGGATTAAATCTAACAAAAGAACGTGTCTCTGATATATTGGAGGAGTACATAACACTTTATACATTTGATAAGAAAGAATTAATGTACCACTTTATAACAAAGGATGTTATAGATCTTTCCCTACTTTATTCAATGACTTCCTTCAATAGGCTTGAACTTCCAAGATCTAATTCAACTTGCAACTGGTACTACAACCGTTTTCACGATTTTAAAGAAATAAATGCTATAATTCCAATATCAAAACTATTTGAAAAATGTGAGGAGAATTATAGGTATTTAGAAAAGATATTGCATATTACAATACCAAATGGCTTTGATTTTTACAATAAAACTGCAACGTCTGTTTTCTTTATGATTGAGAGAGCTGGATTGAGAATAACATATCAATCTTTCCTAGAACTGTTTAAACCAAACAATCCTGTCTACAGTATTGACAATAATATAATTTATACTTCATATAACCTCTACAATACAACCTCTCGTCCAACAAATGCTTTTAATTCGGTAAATTTTGCAGCAATACCAAAAGCACCTGAATTTAGAAAAGCAATCATTCCTCAAAACGATGTATTTGTAGAAATGGACTTTGACGGATACCATTTAAGGCTATTATGCGAACAGATCGGGTATGAATTAACAGATGAGTCGGCACATATACAATTAGCTAGACTTTATTTCGGAAAAGATGAAATAGCTGAAGATGAATATACAAAAGCAAAACAGATTAACTTTCACGCCATTTATGGAAAGATTCCACCTGAGTATGCTTTTTTAGAAATCTTTGATAAGATTCAGAATTATATAAACGGCCTCTGGAAGCAATTTAAAGAACAAGGATATGTAGAAGATCCAATATCAGGAAAAAGATTTACACAAAACCTCCCAGATATGCATCCTCAAAAGCTTATGAACTATATGATGCAGAGCTTGGAAACCTCAAGAAATATTCTTATATTAAAAGATGTGCTTATGTTTCTTCAAGATAAAAAAAGTAGCTTAGCACTTTATACCTACGATGCCATGTTAATAGATTTTGCAAAAGAGGATGGGAAGGATACACTAGAGGAGTTAGAGTTGATTCTTTCACAAAAAGGAAAATACCCTGTTAAGGTGAAGTATGGAATTTCATTTGATTTATAGAAAGTATGACACAATTGTTTTTGACTTTTAGTGCTATTTATAATAAAACATGGTAGGAATTTATAAAATAACAAATCCAAAAGGAAAAGTATATATTGGGCAAAGTATAAATCTTCAACAAAGATTAAACGAGTACAAGAGGTTATCAAATTGTAAAAACCAAATACAGTTATATAATTCATTAAAAAAATATGGATGGGAAAATCATAATACAGAGATACTGGAAGAATGTCCAACAGATTTGTTAAATAATCGAGAAAGGTATTGGCAAGAGTTTTATGATGTTTTAGGACAGTTAGGGTTAAATTGTAAACTAACAACAACGCTTGACAAGACGGGAAAAAATTCTGAAGAATCAAATAGGCAGAGAGCACTAACAATGAAAGGAAAGAATAGAGGGCCAAGACCGGATGTTTCCGAAAGAAATAAAAGAGTACATACAGGTAAGGTGATAACGGAAGAGCACAAAAGGCAGAATAGAGAAAAACAATTAGGAGTATTAAAACCTTACGGAGGACAGAACGAGGGCAGAAAGAGAGAAGTAGTACAGTGGAGCAAAGACAGAACTATCCAGATAAGTACATGGGATTCAATAATATCAGCAGCTAAGAGTGTAAAGAGAGGCCCAGGAGACATACATAGAGTGGTAAGTGGAAAGGGAAATAGCTGTGCAGGATATTATTGGACATATAAGCAATAATACAAGAAACAACAAATATAGTAACAATTTAGTTTTATAAAATAAAAACATATTTATAAATGATACAGAATAATGTAACGCCAGTAATGTTCGATTACGATATCGAATACAATTTTAATGCAGCCGACATGAGCAACAAGTTATTTTGTACTTTTTCTTCAGAACAGCAGTTAGAGGAGATTTTAAGTACAATACAGAACAAGTATAAGATCATTTATAACAAAATTTTCGTTCTTTATTCAAAGAGCCAAGATGAATATATCTGTACATATAACGTAGAATTTGGAAACGTTTCTAATTTCTTAGAAAATACTATACTAGTACATAGAAAGAAGGAATCAAATACACTATACACAATTAATTCACTGAACCGTCTAATCGAGTCCTTAAATGGAGGAATTTTAGATACAAACTACAAAGTGAATTGGAATGACTACCAAAACTGTATACTACTTACAAAAGGTGCAGAACTAAAAAGAGTCAACACAAAATTATTCAGAATTATAGAATTATAGTTGTATTATTGCAACTTTTTTCATATATTATATAAATAAAAGTTTTAATTAAAATCAGTTACATTATGGACATTAATGCTATTAAAGCAAAACTGGCCGCTCTAAACAGCACCGGAAATCAAGACCGTGAGAAAGTAGACTTCGATAAGATCTACTGGAGACCTGCAAACGGAAAATCAACAATTAGAATTGTACCTTCAGCTTTTAATGCTGCAGATCCTTTCACAGAATTGAAACTGCACTACAACATCGGGAAGTTCCCTATGATGTCATTGTCGAATTACGGCAAACAAGATCCAATCGAAGAATTTGTAAAAGAATTAAGAAAGACTTCTGATAAAGACAACTGGTCATTATCTGGAAAGTTATCTCCTAAATCAAGATATTTTGCACCTGTTATTGTAAGAGGTGAAGAAGATAAAGGAGTACGTCTTTGGTCATTCGGTATCAACATCTATAAAGCATTATTGGCTTTAGCAGAGGATGAAGATATTGGGGACTTTACAGATGTAATTAATGGATGGGACATGGTTGTTGAAACTACACCAGCAGCAGGACCAGGTCAATTCCCGACTACTACAGTTCGTATTAAACCTAAACAAACCGCTTTATCAGACGATAACACGCAAGTTGATTTATGGCTAAAAGAACAACCAAATGCTTTAGAAGTACAAACTCAATACGATTATGACTTCATTAAGAAAAAATTACAGGAGTACCTTAACCCAGGAGAAGAAGTAACATCTCCGGCTCCAGTAGCAGCAGAATCAATCGCACCAGTCGCACCAGCACCAGTACAAGCAGAGGAAACTGACTTAGACAAAACCTTGGGGAGTAATAAAACAGATTTCACTCTAGAGAATGCAACAGCAGGGAACAAGAGTACAGTTTCTAAATTTGACGATTTATTCAACTAAGAATGGGAGCAAAAAAAGAAACAGCAAAAACCGCTAGCGAAATAATCAAAGGCGGTTTTAGTTTAGACAAATTCAAAAAGAATAAGGGCTTTAGTTCACAATCAGTCAAGTTTAAAACCCAGGATTGGATTCCTGTTTCAAAAGCTTTTCAAGATATTGTATCTTTACCTGGTATTCCAACAGGACACATTACCCTATTAAGAGGGCATTCTGATACAGGTAAGACAACACTTCTACTTGAAGCTGCTGTATCTGCACAGAAAAGAGGTATACTACCAGTATTCATTATTACTGAGATGAAATGGTCATGGCCACATGCTCAAACTATGGGATTAGAAGTAGAAGAAGTGATTGACGAGGACACAGGAGAGATTACTGACTATCAAGGATTCTTCTTATATGCAGATAGGGGAAGTTTAAATACTATCGAAGATGTAGCAGCATACATCCTAGATTTAATTGACGAACAAAAGAAAGGAAACCTACCTTATGACTTATGTTTCTTCTGGGATTCAGTTGGATCTGTTCCATGTGACTTATCTGTTAGGTCAAATAAGAACAATAACGAATGGAATGCAGGAGCAATGTCAACTCAATTCGGAAATAACCTAAACCAGAAGGTTTTGTTATCAAGAAAAGAAGGGAGCAAGTACACAAATACTTTAGTTGCAATCAACAAGGTATGGACTATGAAACCTGAGCATCCAATGGGACAGCCTAAACTTCAGAATAAAGGAGGAATGGCAATGTGGTATGATGCAACTCTAATTGTGACATTCGGTAATATTACAAACTCAGGCACTTCTAAGATTAAAGCAATCGCCAAAGGTAAGGAGTATGAATTTGCTAAGAAGACTAAAGTTCAAGTTGAGAAGAATCACATCAATGGTATTCAATCCAGAGGTGCAATTGTAATGACCCAGCACGGTTTCATCGAAGATGAGAAGAAAGCTATCGACAACTACAAAGACACTTACAAAGGAACCTGGTCAGGTATTTTAGGATCAATGGACTTCGAGGTAGCGGTAGAGGCCGAAGTAGGAGAGGATATTAGAGATATTGGAATAAGTGATGATTAATTACTAATAAAAGTTGCTATTTATATATGTAGGGTAACGGCTACAAATATACATAAAATACCAACTAAAGCTTATGGTGAGTAGGGTCCGTTACCCCGAAAACCTAAGCTTTTTTTATTATGAATTATCAAAGAATTTATGATCAAATAATTGATCGAGCAAAAAAAGAGCAGAGAAAAAAAGGACAAGGGATCTATTACGAAAATCACCACATAATTCCTAGAAGTGAAGGAGGATCTAATAGAAAGGAAAACCTAGTATTGTTAACAGCAAAAGAGCATTATATATCACATTTGCTACTATATACAGTATCTGCTACACAAGCAAGAGCTTATGCATTTATGCGAATGGCAAATAGAGTAGGAGAGAAAAAGTCTGCAAAAATCTACCAAGAGGTAAAAGCATCTACTGCAAAAATATCGTCGGAAAGAAATAAATTGATAGTAAGAACACAAGAACAGAATTTAAAAGTTTCAAATACGTTACTAGAAAAGAATAAAAATCCAACAGATGCAATGCTTGCAAGTAGGAAAATACTTTCGGAGATACGATCAAAACCAGTACAGCAACTGACTCCAAGTGGAGATTTTGTGGCAAAATACTCGTCTGCCAAAAAAGCAAAAGTACAAACAGGTATAACTACAATAGTAGATTGTTTAAAAGGAAGACAAAAAACAGCAGGAGGGTTTGTGTGGAAATATTTATAAAAATGGAAAAAAGTTATAGTGAAATCCTAAAAGGATTAGAAAAAAGGCCTGACAGAAAGCTAAATGATCACGTACTTATTGTAGATTCGATGAATACGTTTATTAGAAGTTTTGCAATGCTACAATCAATTAATCCTCAAGGCCATCATACAGGAGGATTGGTAGGTTTCTTGAGATCGTTAGGATTCTTGATGAGAACAATTGACCCTACCAGAATCATTTGCGTATTTGACGGACAAGCTTCTTCTTCAAGTAGAAAAAATATTGACCCGGAATACAAAGCAAATAGAAACATTAAAAGGATTACTAATTGGGAACTGTTTGATGATAAAGAAGATGAGTACGCATCAATGACTATGCAAATGCATAGACTAGTAGAATACTTACAATGCCTTCCTATCACCTTAATCTCTATAGACAAAATAGAAGCAGATGATACCATATCTTACCTAGCTCAGAAATTTGGAGCTAATAATAAGAAGGTAACAATCGTTTCTTCTGATAAGGATTTTTTACAAATAGTGGATGAAAACATTAAGGTTTATTCCCCTATTAAGAAAAAAACCTATGGAAAAAAAGAGGTACAGGAAGAAATAGGTATGATTCCTGAGAATTACCTAATAATGAAAGCACTTCTAGGTGATAACTCAGATAACCTTACAGGAATAAAAGGGTTAGGACCTAAAACACTTATAAAAGAATTTCCAGGATTAGAGAACAAACCAGGCTTTTCTTTAGAGGATATTTATGAAGTTTGTGAAAAAGGATTACAGGATAAGAAAGTTTTTGCAAAAATCATATATGAATGGGAAAAGGTAAAAACTAACTATGAATTGATGAATCTTTTACAGCCAAGGTTGGGAGATTACGAAATAGTTCATATATTAGATAAGATAAAAGAGCCAACACCGGCATTACAGGTTGTTACTTTTTTAAACATGTTAGAGGCAGATCAAATCGAAGCTTTAAACAAAAACGTTGAAGGATGGTTAGAATTATTCAGACCGCTTTCGACATATAAAAAATAAGTTATAATAAAATAAGTTGTATGACATCATTAGCAAAACTATCTTCCTACGGGAAAGGATTCCAATTAAAGGTATTAGGGGCATTATTAACGGATAAGAAATTCTTACTTAACACAAGAGATTTGTTAAGACCGGATTACTTCGATTCAGATGCACATAAATGGATTCTAGAAACTACAATTAAGTATTACGACAAATATCATACTACAATTTCATTAGAAGCATTAAAAATTGAATTACAGAAAGTAGAAAATGATATACTACAAGTAGCAGTTAAATCTGAATTAAGAAACTGTTACGAAGCAACTCAGGAAGATTTAGCATACGTTGTAGAAGAATTTACTACATTTGCAAAAAACCAAGAACTTAAAGCAGCATTACTAAACTCAGCAGACCTTTTAAACCAAGGAGACTTTGACGGTATTAGAGGATTGATTGAAAGAGCTATGAGAGCTGGTATGGATAAAAATATGGGGCATGAGTACAACAAAGATGTAGAGAGTCGTTATAGAGAAAACTACAGACCAACTATTCCAACACCTTGGCCGATTATGAATGAAACTATTGGAGGAGGATTTGGACCTGGAGATTTAGTTATTATGTTCGGTAATCCCGGAGGAGGAAAGTCTTGGACAATGGTTGCAGCAGCAGCACATGCAGTACTACTGGGCTACAATGTAAATTACTATACTTTAGAGCTTGGAGAGGATTATGTAGGAAAACGTTTTGACTGTTACTTTACAGGATATGGAATTGAAGAAGTAAATAAACATAGAGGAGAAGTTGAGAAGATTGTAGGTAAACTAAAAGGAAAACTTATTGTAAAAGAGTATCCTCCAAAAGGAGCTTCAATTAACACAATTAAATCTCATATCCAGAAATGTATTGATATGGATCATAAACCAGATATGATTGTTATTGACTATGTCGATTATTTAAAAGCACCTTCGAAATCTCGTTTCACAGAGAGAAAAGATGAAATTGATGATGTATTTATTGCAACAAAGGGATTAGCTAAGGAACTACAAATTCCTATTCTAACACCATCTCAAGTTAATAGAATGGGTGCTAAGGATTCAGTTATTGAAGGTGATAAAGCAGCAGGTTCTTACGATAAGATGATGGTAGCAGACGTTTGTTTATCTTTATCAAGAATGAAAGAAGATAAGGTTTTAGGAACGGGAAGAATTCACGTTATGAAGAACAGATACGGAATGGACGGTATGACTTGGGATGCAAAAGTTGATACAAATAACGGACATATAGAAATTTTAGGTAACATGTTGATAGACGAATCAGGGGATAAACAGAGAGGGAGTTACAAAGATATTGCTAATAAGTTCTTTGAATTAGAATCTCAAATTCCAGTCTAAAAGCCTATTTATTTCTACAGTCATAATCTATAACCCTTTAAAAAAAAGCGAATATGAGTCTAAAAGACGAACGCATAGTTTACAAACCATTTGAATACCCACAAGCACACGATTACTGGCTTAAAGCGCACCAAGCGCACTGGTTACATACAGAAGTTCCAATGTCACAAGACGTAACAGATTGGAATTCAAACCTTAAACCACACGAAAAGAATCTTATAGGAGGAATTCTAAAAGGGTTTGCACAAACAGAAACAGTAGTAAATGATTACTGGACATCTTTAGTAACAAAATGGTTTAGAAAACCTGAAGTTATTATGATGGCGACTACCTTTGGAGCCTTTGAAACAATCCATGCTGAAGCATATGCTCTATTAAACGAGCAATTAGGTTTGGATAATTTCGCAGAATTCTTGGAAGACGAATCAACTGCAGCTAAAATTCAATCTCTAATGGATGTTAGAGACGGAAATGCAGGAGAAACAGACTGGCATGAAGCAGCTAGATCACTAGCAATATTCTCAGCATTTACCGAAGGAGTAAACCTATTCTCTTCTTTTGCAGTATTGTTATCATTTAAAATGAGAAACAAATTAAAAGGAGTAGGACAAATCGTAGAGTGGTCTGTGAGAGATGAATCACTTCACTCTGAGGCAGGATGCTGGTTATTCAGAACCTTAATGGAAGAGTATCCAGAACTAAAGACAGAAAGACTTATCAACGATATTAGGCAAGCAGCAACCCTTGCTCTAGAATTAGAATTTAATTTTATAGATAAAGTATTTGAAATGGGAGATTTAGAGAACTTATCTAAAGAGGAATTAAAAAACTTTATCAAACACAGAGTAAATACTAAGATGGGAGATTTAGGACTAAAACCTCTAATACCTTCAGATCAAATTGATAAAGGAGCTTTAAAGCAAATGTTGTGGTTTGATGCTGTAGTAGCAGGAAAACAGCATACAGATTTTTTCGCAAATAGAGTAACAAATTATGCCAAAGGGCATATGGATTGGGACAACGCATTTTAATTTAATTTTATGGGAGTAGATTACAGTGCCTGGAAACCAGGTGTAGATTATCCGGAATGGATGAATGAAGTATCTTTGGCAACAATTTCAAACGGATATTTATTGCCTGATGAGAATCCAAAGAAAGCTTACAGAAGAGTTGCTGATGCAGTAGCTAAGAGATTAGATCGACCAGATCTAGCAAACAAATTTTTTAAGTATATGTGGAAGGGTTGGTTAAACCTAGCTTCACCTGTACTATCAAACACTGGAACAGATAAAGGATTACCAATCTCATGTTTCGGTATAGATACTCCTGATTCAATCAGAGGGATAGGGTTAACTAATGCAGAACTAATGAGACTTACCTCTTTAGGAGGAGGAGTTGGTATAGGGTTAAACAGAGTTAGAGGAAGAGGGAAAAAGATCGCAAATGGCGATACCGGTAACTCAGAAGGAATTGTACCTTGGGCTAAGATCTATGATTCAACTATCATTGCTACAAATCAAGGATCAGTTCGTAGAGGAGCAGCTTCTGTAAACTTAGATATCAATCACGAAGATATAAAAGAGTTTTTACGTATTAGAAGACCTCAAGGAGATCCAAACCGTCAGTGTTTAAATTTACACCAATGTGTTTCTATTGATGATAAATTTATGCAGAGGTTAGACCATAGAGATCCAGAAGCAATGGAACTATGGGTTGAGATTTTAAAATCAAGAGTTGAAACAGGAGAACCTTATATTATGTTTAAGGATAATGTTAACAACGCTAATCCACCAGCATACGTTAAGAATAATTTAGATGTAACAATGACAAACATTTGTTCAGAGATTGCATTACATACTGATGAAGAGCATTCATTTGTTTGTTGTTTATCTTCTTTGAATATTACAAAATACGATGAGTGGAAAGATACTGATTTAGTTGAAACAGCAATCTATTTCTTAGATGGAGTATTAGAAGAGTTCTTAGTTAAAACAAATGGTAAAGATTCTTTAATTAGAGCACATAGATCAGCTAAGAAAGGAAGAGCATTAGGGTTAGGAGTTTTAGGATGGCATTCATTCTTACAAGCAAAAGGATTGCCATTTAATTCAATTGCATCTACTTCTTGGACAAATAGAATTTTCTCTCAAATTAAAACACAAGCAGAAGCAGCTTCTAGAAAATTAGCTGAAGAGTATGGGGAGCCAATCTGGTGTAAAGGAACAGGAATGAGAAATACGCATTTAATTGCAATTGCTCCAACAGTTTCTAACTCAACAATCTCAGGAGGAGTATCAGCAGGTATTGAACCAATCCCAGCAAATGTCTATACATTTAATTCTTCTAAAGGAACTTTCATTAGAAAGAACCCAGTATTAGAAAAGTATTTAGAAGACAAAGGACATAACTCAGAAGAAGTATGGCAACAGATTCTTAAAGATAGAGGATCAATTGCAAATCTACCGGAAGACATTATGCCGTTTGACGATAAGGAAGTATTCTTAACATTTGCAGAAATAAACCAATTGGCTTTAGTAGAACAGGCTTCAGTAAGACAGAAATACGTAGATCAAGCTCAATCACTAAACTTAGCATTCGATCCAAGTGATAGTCCTAAATTCATAAACCTTGTTCACCAGACAGCTTGGAAACTTGGATTAAAAACGTTATATTATTTACGAACGGATTCTGTCATAAATGGGGACATTGGAAGTAGAACTTCTGAAGACTGTTTAAGCTGTGACGGATAAAAAAATTAAAAATATGACACTATTAATTATTTCACTATTTCTAGCAAGCGTAATTTTTTTACTAACTGTAAAACTAAGAGAATATGTGCATGAGGTAACACAGCTAAAAAAACAGATTGAAGAAACGGCAGCTGCTCACATTATCGAAAAAGCAAAAGTAAGGAAAGACTCAACATTCAGATCTTCAGCAGTAAATTGGGGAAAGAGCATAGAACATTTTGTTCCTTTCATGACAAAATTTCCACTACCACCTGAAGATGTGGTGTTTATCGGAATGCCAATTGACTATGTGGGATTCACTCACACAGACAGCAAAACAAAATGTGAAGTACACTTTATTGAAGTAAAAAGTGGAAGTTCTTCCCTATCTACAAAACAGAAGAATATAAAAAAGGCAATTGAACAAGGGCGAGTAGTTTTTCACGAAATTGCTGTAGATTCAAATAAAGCTGAAGTATATGAAAAATAGTTAAAAAAAAGCTTGCTTCGGTAAGCTTTTTTTCATATATTACATTATATGAAAGATAAGAAATATACAATTACATACAAAAATCAAAAATACGAATTAGATCCAGAGTACTGGGATGAAAAAGATCCTAACAGTACCAGAGAATTCCAATTAAGCCAACTTACCTATTGCATAGAGGTAGGGGATTTTGGTACGTTAGAAAATAGAATAAACAACATGCTAAAGTGGGGAGGCATAAAAAAAGTAGAAAAATAGTTGTATTTGTTAAATAAATTTCCTATATTAAATAATAATCAAAAATAAAATCTATGTCTAAAAATTCAGCAAGGAGTATGTACACTCAATTAATGGAATGGATTCCAACCTTAGGAAGAACAGTATTACCTAAGAAAGAACAGTCACAAAGCAAATTCAGCAAAGCTGATCACTACAAATCAAAAGGAGCATATGGCAAAGCAGGTAATTAAATTTTATGCAAACTGGTGCGGACCATGTAGAATATATGGACCAACCTTCACAAAAGTAAGGGAAGAATTACAGGGAGACATTGAATTCTTAGAAATTAATGTCGAAGAAGATCCGGATAACCTATCAGGACAGTATAAAGTGAGAGGAATTCCTCACACAGTTGTTCTTGAAGATGGAAAAGAAATTAAAGCTCAACCAGGAAGACTTTCAGAAGAGCAATTAAAAGAATTAATCTTAAAATAAAAACAAATGTTACGAAACCCAGACTCAATACCAGCAGATGATACACTCATCGAAGATCCGATTATGGAACCATTTTTCATTACAAAATCAAGTAGCGGAGGATATACAATCTACGAACGGGTAAATAGAGGTAAGGACGATAAACCGTACTTAAGAACAGTATGCTATCCCTCCACTTTTAATTTTGCCTTAAAAGTTATTTCAAGAGAACTACTAAATGTAGATAGTAAAAAACACTTTACATCAATTAAAGAGTATATAAATACTTGGAACGAAGTGCAGGAGAAAATGAAAACAATGACTACAATTGATGCATAAAAATGGGAGAAGCATTAAGACACGCACTAGGGATTTGCGGTGACCACTGGCATCCAAGTCTGTTAAATATTTCTGCATTTTTTGTTGCAGTAGGAGGAAGTATTTCGTACATTAAATATAAAATAAATTCAATATGGAAGAAACAGGATTAATATCGTTATACGATTACTTAGGTTATGCAGCAGGAGGTGAATTAGGGAAGCAAGTAGCAACAGCAGCTGGTAAAGCAAATGAAAAAATAGGTAGAAGAGAAATTAGCAATACTCGATACAAAGGAGAAGTATTACTATATCGTAGAGAGTTCTTACAGGAGTACTTTAAAACTCAACAATCAGAAGTAGAACCTTCCTTAGGAGATCGTCAAAGTTATCAATTATAGTAGGAAGTTTTTCTGGAGGAATAGCTATTTATAATAAAAGCTATGGCAAAGGTAAAAAAGACTTGTCTAATATGTAATAACGTATTTGAAACACAGCATTGGGATAATTACAAGACCTGTGGTAAGGAATGTAAAAGTAAGTTAATATCTAGTAATTTATTAGGCAGAAAAAAGACAGAGGAGCATTGTAAGAACCTTTCAAAATCTATGAAAGATTCTGAAGCTAATAAAAAGACAAGATTTAAAAAGGGCCCTGAAAATCCAGCTTACGGGAGAAATCAAACAGGCCCAGCAAATAATAACTGGAAAGGTGGAATAACAAATACCAATCAAAAGAGGAGAAATGATCCAAGATTGTTGGAATGGAGAAAATTAGTATTTGAAAGAGATCATTTTACATGTCAAAAATGTGGTTCAAAAGGGTTTCTACAAGCTCATCATATTATTCCATTTAGTGAGGATTTTTCGAAAGCATTTGATATTGAAAATGGATTAACAGTATGTGTTCCGTGTCATGAAAAAATTCATGGAAGATTTATTGGAAAATTCAAACAAAATTCATAAATTAAAAAAGGATTAAGCTACTATCCAGAACATACTGTAGCAGTTATAAAATAATTTTTATGCAAAAAGCAAAACGACACGTAGTTGTTAGCGCCAGCGGCGGGATGGACTCAAGTACTTTGTTACTTAGATGTCTAAAAGAGTATGATAGTGTAACAGCTATTTCATTTGACTATGGTCAAAAACACAGAGTAGAGTTAGAGAGAGCTCAATCATTAGTAAATTACATTAATCAAGAAGGTGATAACGAAACGTTATTAGAATACAAGAGTCCTTTCCCTGAAATCAATTACCGTCAAATTCAATTAAATGGATTAGTTGATTTATTAGACTCAGCTTTAGTAACAGGAGGTGAAGAAGTACCAGAAGGTCATTATGCAGAAGATAATATGAAAGCAACAGTTGTTCCTAACAGAAACAAAATATTTGCTTCTATTACTCAAGCAGTAGCTTTATCAGTTGCAAATCGTACAGGAGAGACTTGTGATATTGCAATGGGTATTCACGCAGGTGATCATGCAATTTATCCAGATTGTAGACAAGAATTCAGAGATGCAGATGATGCAGCTTTTAGAATTGGAAACTGGGAAGCAGAAAGAGTAGGTTATTTTACACCTTATTTAGAAGGAGATAAATTTACCATTTTACAAGATGGAGAAGTATTATGTGAAGAGTTAGGATTAGATTTTGATGAAGTTTATAAAAGAACTAATACTTCCTATAAGCCAATTTTTATCCCATATGAAACTCATGCTTTTAAAGGAGGTAAATGGTACTCAGACTACAAATCGGCTTCATCAGTTGAAAGAGTAGAAGCATTTATTAAATTAGGAAGACCTGATCCAGCTCCTTATGCAGACGAAAGTGGTCCAGTAACATGGGAACATGTAGTAACAGAAGTAACAAAAGTATTAGATAACCATTCAAAATAAGTTTGGTTTTCAAAAATGAATTTCGTATATTTAAACATAAATTAATTAACAAATAGAAAATGAAAACAAAATTTTTAGTATTAGCATTAGTAGCAGGTTTAACAATTACAAGTTGTAACCAAGTAAACACAGCAGAAACATCAACAATAGACTCAACAGCAGTAGTAGTTGATTCAGTAAAAGTAGATTCAACTTCAGTTGACACAGTAAAAGTAGATACTACAGCTGTAAAATAATTACCAATGCTCGCTGTTAATTGAGAAGTAGAGTGTATTAATTTCCGAACAAGGGTTTATAGTAGGAAGGCGTCACTTATTGCACTCAATCAGAAACCCTGAAAGACCAAGGTTGGTAATAAAGAGTCGATTGGTGTAAGTGGGAATAAATACCACCATTAGGGTAACATCGAGGCTGCCTCGAGATACGGGTTCAAATCCCGTATCGACTCCAAATTAAGGTTAAACATTGAATACCTTTGTAAATGTCAGAAGTGAGGAAGAGTACCTCAATAAAAAATAAGTTCAATTGAGAACAAAATAATTTACATAAAGATACTATCAGTAATGGTAGATGTGTTGTTCCCTTGAGAAAGGAATGTGGAGTAGGTGTGAAGAAAAACAAAGTGTCTGCGATAGCATAAGACCCTGACCCCTAACAACACAAATGAGGTCTCAGCAAGTAGTGATGGTCAGAAAGTAACATCTAAAATATTAAAGACCCAATCCTACGTGACCCTACTCTTTGGATAGCTATGTCAACCGATGCTGTTGATAAGAAAGAGGGTGCTAAATTGTTACATATTCTCTTGCATTAATTGCAAATAGTCAGGTGGCGAAATTGGTAAACGCAGTGTATGGGTCGCAACCATTGGGATTACTTGTTCCAACAGACAAACAAGTTGTGCAGGTTCGAATCCTGCCCTGACTACAAGGTTCTCAATAGACTTAGACATGGAATTGATGACAACTTGGAAAGACAAGTATATAGTCAGGTGGCGGAATTGGGATACGCTAAATTACCTCCGATTGAATAGCCGGTAGACGTGGGGTAACGTGCAAAGGCTTACAGGTTCGAATCCTGTCCTGACTACAAATTAAACTACTGTTCTTTGAAATAAAAATTATAAATTATGGAACAAATTTTAGCATTTGTTTTAGGTGTTGGTATAGCTCTCCTTGGATGGGGGGTTGTGGTAGCGTTTAAGACAGCAAGCAAAGTAAGAGAACTTGAAAAAGCAATCTCAGGAAACCAAGATTGGATTCATCAAAATGATCAATCTGTAAATCGTAGAATAGATCAAGAAATCGACAGAGTAGATCAAATCTACAGAGAATGTCTAAGACACACAGACTCCAGAGTAGATAAATTAGAACAGAAACTTACATCAATTAATAGTGATGGATGTGAGCCAGTTAAGAAAAAAAAATTAATAAAAGGATAAATTAATCCAAAGAACAGTAGTTGTTTTTTAAAATAAAAGTTCGTATATTTATAATATATAAAAACACAAATAAAAATAATTTAAAATAAATTCAATAGACTGTTGTCTTGGAATTAAAAAAGTAGTATATTTATATATAGAACAAAAGTAAAATGAAAGCAATAAAAAACATACATCAAGATTTAACTACAATAATGAGTAGAGCACTTAATACGTGGTCGCAGATATTATGTGGTGATGTGATTATGGGCTTTAGCGCATATAATAACGAACCGAAACAAGGAGGTACCGAGGTATGATATAAGAAATTATAACATATAAATTCTAATAAGAAGCTCGGATCAAATAAAAAAGATTCGAGTTTTTTTTTAAAATAAATTAAAAAAAAGTTGCTAGAAAGAAATAAAGATTGTATCTTTAAGTATTGAAATAAAGAATAAGAGTTCATTGACATATTGAGATAAAGTAAAAAGGAAGAGTGGACAGCGGTTGTCAAGCGGTCTTGAAAATCGTCGCCCGTGTATTCGGGTTGCAGGTTCGAATCCTGTCTCTTCCGCAACATTGGCTTATAGTGTAACGGTTAGCACAAAACACTTTGACTGTTTTAGTTTGGGTTCGAATCCCGATAAGCCATCAATAATTTCTGGTAGTAGAGGAGTCCGGTTTATCTCGCTGCACTTGGACCGCAGAGCACGCAAGTTCGAATCTTGCCTATCAGACAAATTGCCCCTATAACTTAACGGCTAAAGTACTATACTTTTAATATAGGAATCCAAGTTCGATTCTTGGTGGGGGTACAAAAATTGCCTCGTTGGCGTAATGGTAGCGTATTTGTTTTACATGCAAATGGCGATAGTTCGATTCTATCACGAGGTACTGTAGACTTTTTGAAAAGTTAGCCTATTTATAATAAAGAATAGATATGGCTAACATCAAAGAGAATAAGAGATTTCATTTCACATATAAGACAACAAATCTTATAAACGGCAGGTATTACCTGGGAATGCATTCAACTAACCGTATAGATGATGGTTATTTAGGAAGTGGTAAAAGACTATACTACGAACTAAATAAATACGGTAGAGACAATTTTAAGTTTGAAATACTAGAGCAATTTGATTCAAGAGAAGAATTAGTTCGAGCTGAAATTAATTTAATAACAGAACAGGATTTAAAAAATCCAAACTGTTTAAATTTAAAACAAGGAGGTTCGGGAGGATGGTCTGAAGAAGTAAGAGAAAAAGGAAAGATAGCTGCAAAGAGCTATATGCAGGAAAAATGGAAAAATCAAGAGTTTAGAAAATACCTTACTGAGGTAATTCGAGAACAGAGAAAAAAAGAGTATAGAGAAGGTAGTAGAGAGAATATGAATAAAGGACATTGGGCAGGAAGAAGACATACTCAAGATTCTATTGAAAAAATGAAACAATCTCATAAGCACGCAGGTACAGGAGTTACTAATTCTCAATATGGGACTTGTTGGATTACAAATGAGATAGGAAATAAAAAAATACCCAAAGGAGACACAATCCCAGAAGGATGGAGATTAGGTCGAAAAATAAAATAAATTGGGATGCTTCAGTCACTGGTGTGATAAGCGGTCTGTAAAATCGTTGCCCTAAGAAGCGTGTGGTTCGATTCCACAGTATCCCACTGAAAGGAGAGGTATGGGTTGAAACCCCATATAGGTCCAGCAGGACTTATTAGTATAAATAGAAAGTAACGCTCACTGGGACCTTTTGTATAGCTGGTGCGTACGCTAGTCTGAAGAACTAGAGGAGTAGGTTCGATTCCTACAGGGTCCACAATAAATTGATCTGAAGCTTAAGTGGTATACAGCGGAGGTTTGTTAAACCTAGGATAGCAGGTTCGAGTCCTGTCAGATCAGCAAAAATTGCTCCTATAGTAGAATGGTTAGCACACATCTCTGATAAGGATGAAATGGAAGTTCAATTCTTCCTAGGAGTACAAAATGGAAAGTAAATCAACATGGTGTTGAGTCCGCCTGCTAAGCGAGGCGTTCGGGTAACCGGATTCAGTTCGATTCTGATTCTTTCCTCAAAAAAACCTCTTCACCGTCCTCACAACGTGTTTAAGGAACACAGGAGATGAAAGTACGAACGGGGCCCGTGGTAAGACACTTTAAAATCATATAGTACAACGATAGGTTAAGGGGTTCCCTATCAACTGCCGACTTGATCTAGTGATCGAGGATATCTCATAAGTATTCTCAGCCAGGAGCATAACCTGGAGTCGGTACAATATGGTGTTCGAAGCTTTTTAGTGAAGTGCAAGACTGTGAATCTTGAGAAGACGGGGCGGTACCGTCCTTACACCCAAAAACATCCCTGTGGTGAAATGGTAAACACAACGAGTTTAAGCCTCGTAAGCTGCTGGTTCGACTCCAGTCAGGGATACAATTGGTCTTATAGTTTAATTGGAAAAACTTATCGCTACGAACGATAGAACGTAGGTTCGACTCCTACTAAGACCTCAACTGCCCGTATAGTTTAATCGGAAGAACTAAACGCTTCTAACGTTTCAGTCCTGGTTCGAGTCCAGGTATGGGTTCAAGGTGTCATTGATCACTGAAATATGAAGTCTTATTTTAAATTGATGGTCTCGGTAGGCAGATGCGCAACTGATCCTACCCACAAATGCGTTCCACAGACAAGGTGTCGGTGCGGTCTCCAAAACTGTCATGGCGAGGTTCGATTCCTCGGGTTCGCGCAGAAGACGGAGAACAAAGTAAGGATTAAATTCCGTTAGGTTACCCCTTACCAGTTTCTCCTGAAGAAATTGGGGTAAAAGCACAAGTGGATGTGCAGGCAGTAGACGCTGCAAGGCCTGGGTTCGAGTCCCAAATACTCCACAAAATATATTGTTTCATTAAAAAAAGTAAATCATGAGTAAGTATCAAAAAGCACTAGTAGTGGATTCGAGCTTTATCGCCAGAAGTATCATACCAGTAGAAAGAGCATTTGTGATTTCTTACAAAGGTAATGCAGAAGTAATAGCTGAACATCCAGAAACATTTGGTTTAGTAAATCCAAAATTGGAAATTTTTAAACCTTCTATCATTAGAGTATTTAGTTATGTTAAACAAAATATTCACAAAGTACCTCTAAATAGAGAAAATGTCTATAAGAGAGATAATTACGAATGTGTTTACTGTGGTAGTTCAAATCAAAGAACACTAACATTGGATCATGTCATTCCTCAATCAAAAGGAGGAAAAGATTCATGGGATAATTTAGTTACAGCTTGTAGAACATGTAATCATGAAAAAGCAGATTTAACATTAGAAGAATATGGAAAAGACATCCCAGAACCTAAACGACCACATTATTTAATGTTACTAAGACAGGTTCAAGATATTCCTAAAGAATGGGAAACATTTTTATTCTTTTAGTTGCAGAAACGAAATAAAGTTCGTATATTTAAGTATAAGAAATAAGCGCACATAGAAAGACAAATAAGTAATATAAAGTTCAAAACTTTAGTAAAAAGTGGTAACTAACTTAGTAACATATTGATTATTATTACAACACTATCAAGAGGTGTTATGTTTGTTGAGTATGATAATGAAGAATAATAGAGTAACTACTTAGGCTCAATATATAAAGTGCAGAATGGGCTGTTTGAAGTAGTGAGGGTATCCTCGTAATGGGGGTGTAGTATGAAGTTATCCCAATCTTGATGGATGTGTGTTTTAATGGTCCTCAGGCTGATGGTAAAGCTCCACGATTGCAAACCGTAGGATTCAGAGTTCGATTCTCTGGAGGACCTCAAAAAAAGATTAAAAAAAATTGAAAAAAAGTTGCTATAAAGAAATAAAGTCCGTATCTTTATAGTATAGAAATAAGATCATTGAAGTATTAGATAAAATAAATTGCACCTGTGGGCAAACAGGAAAAGCCGTCTGACTTAGGATCAGAAGATTTTGTGGGTTCGACTCCCACCAGGTGTACAAAATTAGAGTTAGCTTATAGTAAAGCAGCAGGGGCTAACCTGCAGAACGGATACGAGAACCGGCTCTAATTAATTTGCTTCTGAAACATAAATGGTAATGTACTTGATTTGTACTCAAGAAAACGGGGTTCGATTCCTCGCAGAAGCTCAAAAGATGAATTCGATCACACCTAGGGTTAGTGATTAAATTAAAGGATCCATTCAGTATACAAGGCTGAGATTCATCTTCAATTGCAATGTTCGCCTAGTAGGTATGGCACCACACTTCCAATGTGGAATAAGACCGGTTCGAGACCGGTACATTGCTCAAGGGTGTGTGGGAACCCAAGAATATGTGATGAACATATACCCACAATCTGCTGCGTTAGTGAAGGGGTAAACACGTATCACTTTCTATGATAAGGCACGGGTTCGAATCCCGTACGCAGTACAAAACCAGAAAGGCCATTGTTCACAACCTCTGGTGTGAAAAAGGTGAACACGAGGTTAAGGTACACTCGTAATAACAATACCTTGACAACCTGGAATAGACAGGTAAATTGGGGGCACATGTACCAAGGCTTGGCGAAAAACACTTGCAATGTTTTTGTGATGGGTTCGATTCCCATTGTCTCCACTGAAGCTTAACCGACTCTTGACAGGTTTGACAACTTGGAACAGACAAGTAAATTTGGCTCTATGGTCCAGTGGTATGGATGCTTGGTTGTCGCCCAGGAGACGAGGGTTCGATTCCCTCTAGAGCCGCTTATAAACTGCGTTAAAGTGTAAAGGTTGCATCTAAGTCTCATAAGCTTGGGGGGTGGTTCGAGTCCACGCTACGCTACAAAGAACTAAATGTCGGTGCCAGACACCCACTGCAGAGGGTACAAAGAAGAAGCTGCTTTATATAGTGTGACCACAATCGCCTTATAACACATTTAGTTTACTTGGTCTTTTAGCTCAGACGGTTAGAGCAGCTCGCTCATAACGAGAAGGTCGCAGGTTCGAGTCCTGCATGGACCACAAAATTTTATCCAATATGAGGTCAATTCCTTCAACTCCAATGTAGGTTAGCTGTTAGCTAACTTATGACTCAGAAATTGAGAATTTGGAGAGTAGTCCCAACCAGCATGACTGGTGTTCAGGCTCCCACGTTTTTTGTTGAAACAACAGAGAACGGACGAGAAGAAGCAGAAAAATCTGCAAACCTACAAGCAAGACAAAAATCAAGCTTGGGTAAGTTTAACAATTGGTATTTTGATTTAACAAGAATGAATGTCAGAGTAGACAAACATGGGAGGTATATCAAGCATCACCAATAAGAAATATTCGGAGAAAGGTTTGGAAACCTGAACCTTTCTTCTTATATTAAATAAAAATAAAGGTAATATGGTCTGGTCTGTATTTAGTATTGAAGTAAAAGAGCAATTAGCATGGACAACACATACTAGGCTATTTATGGGCGATCTATCTAATATAGATCTTACAACAGATTGGAGATTTTGTGATGTTAAAGGAAAAAGAAGGAATTGTATATTCTTAGGTTTTATTGACAACCCAGAATTTCCATTAAAAGAACCAGTAAAAACATATAGAAATAATTAAATAAAAATCATAGTTATGAAAAATTCGTTATCTACAAAAGGGTTATCAATGTCTCAAGCACAATCAATCTCAAATTTGTGCAATCAACGTTCAAAAGATATTACAGCAAAATTGGCTGATATCAATAACGTTTCCAAAGTATTAAAAATAGGAGAGGAGACTTATACTGAGACTCAGGGAAATCCAATTCCAGCAAACGTAGTAGAATTATTAATTGAGAAAGCAAGATTATCTGCCACTCAAGCATTCTTGATGGAGAACATCAAAGCTAAAGATTCTTTAATCAAAGATGTTCAATTTGAGGACTTTGACTATACCGTACTAGCTCCAGAAAAACCTAAAGCTGTAACTAAAGTTTTACCTTTTTCAGTAGATGAGGAATGGGGATGGTCTCAATTGACTACAGCAGAGTATAACGAATACTTAGAAGCAGAAGCTTACGCTTCACATATTGGACAATTTATCCACAAAGGAGGTAAATTGGATAAATTAAGAAGTGAATTACCTACCATTAAGACTTTAGAGTTTATGGAAATTGAAGTAGGAAAGAAAACTCCTATGAAAGTTTCTATTCACCACACCTCAGAAGAGTTGCTTGCAATTCACGAAGAGTTAGCCGGTCTTCATAGAAACTATGAGCAAAAAGTTAATTACTTTAAATCTAAAGTAAAGAACTCAGTAACAACTGAAAATGCTCGTATTGCTAATGAGAGAGCACAGATTCAAGCTGAATTGAATGAAGTAAACGGCAAACAAGATGCTGACTATAATGCAGCGTTAGAGAAATGGAGAGCTGATTTTAGAAAAGCTTCTAATGAGTTTGAAGCAAAACGTCAAGAAAGAATCAAAGAAGCAGCTAATATGAAAATTGATGTTGATGCTAGATTCCAGTCTGTAATTGATATGTTTTTGAAAAATTTAAAATAATATGAAAATATTAGTTGAATCTGAAGAATTAAAGCAAGAAATACTTAAACAAAGTGAGTATATACATGACTTTTTAATTACTAAAGACGATATCAAGAATCTAGATGAGAATTGGATAATAGGACTTGACTCGGAAAAGGCAGGAATATTAATGCATTTGTATATTAATCCTACCTTAGTAGAAGTAATAAAATAACATATGGTACTGAGGGACTAAGCACAAGCCGATACCCCAAAGTTTTATGTCGGGAGTAGGAAGATTTATTATAAATTATAGCAAGATAAGATTTAATTAATCATACTATGACAAATGGCTTTATGCCTTACATCTTTCGCTTCCACTACAACCTTTATAAAACTGAGATAGAACTCAACAGATAGACAAGTTACTGAAATCTCATAGAGAAAGAGAAATCTTTACCACTAGACAGATAATTGGCTATCGAAAAGAGACTTAGTTTTTGTCTTTGCCTTTGAGGTAGAGGAAGGTCTTTGATTTTGATTTAGTATTTGACATCGTCTATATACTTTCTCTCCCCGACAACATATTTTTTAAAAAATAATTAACAAAAAGCTTGCTTCGGCAGGCTTTTATTCGTATATTTAGGTATAGTTAATAAGTAAATGTTATGAGTAGAATATTAGAAATTATAGCAAAATATGATCAGAATTTAACAATTGCTCAATTAAGAGAAGCAATTGAAAATGATAGACGTATTGCTGAACAAAAAGAAGTAGACGATTTTAATCAAATTAAGGAAGAGTTTGCTGACACATATTTAAAAGTTATTGATAAAGAACATATGTTTGGTAAAACATTAAACGTTTATCATATAAAGGAGATAACACGAACTGAAAGATGTACGGACTGGTCATTAGTATATTATGCCAAAGGAAGTAAATTATCATTTTCAGAAAGAGATATATTCTACAGAACATTTAAACCTAACACTACTCATGATAGTTTCTCTAAAGAAGATTTAAGAGAAATGATTAAGATCACTAAAGAGGAATATGACGAGTATATGAATCAATACTCAGTAATTACAGCAATGTTAACTGAAATAGTAGGGTAGTAGCTATGAAAGACGCATTAGGAATAGAGATCCAAATAGGTCAGCGATACGGATACTCTAGAAATGAAAATGGATTTACTTATGTACGAATAGGTACTGTAAGTAAAATAAACGAAAAGACAGTAACAATGGATGTAGAGGTTACTAAAAGAGCATTATACAGTGCAGACCTAGAAATAGATCTCCTGGCAAGTAGAAAAATATCAATAAAAGGAAATATGTTATTTCCAGTTAATATAGAGGAATAAAATGAAACTAGTATTAGAAAAAGGACAACAATTGTTCTTTACATCAGACACACATTACTCACACTCGAACATTTGTAGTGCTACTACAAACTGGTCAGTGAATGATGGATATGCTCGTAAGTTTGATTCATTGCAAGATATGAACCAGAGACTAGTTGATAACATTAACAACATGGTCGGTGAAGATGATATCTTAATCCACTTAGGTGACTGGTCATTTGGAGGATTTGACAAGATTGAAGAATTCAGAAGTCAAATCAACTGTAAAAACATTCACTTAGTTTTAGGAAACCACGATGATCACATCTCCCGTAATAAGGAGAATATACAAAGATTATTTTCATCTGTTCAACATTATCTAAAATTAGATGTTAGAAGATATCCTAATAAAGCAACAGTAGAAAAATTTAGATTTGTATGTATGCATTTCCCTATTATTAGCTGGGATAGTATGAATCAGAAAGTAATGCATCTTTTTGGGCATGTACACTTACCTCCTCATCTTAGAGTTATGGAAGGGAGAGCAATGGATGTAGGATGTGAAGGAAATGGCTTAGAGCCTATATCAATGGATGAAGTCGTAGAAATACTTAAAGACAGGCCTATTAAAAAGTCTTCACTTCCTAAAGATCATCACGAGGTTGAAGTGTAAATAAACAGTGTTTTCCATAAAAAGTTACTATTTATATATGTAGAGTGGATGCTACATATATACTGAAAATATCAACTAAAGCTATAGGCAAGTAGAGACATCCACCTCGAAAGCCATAGCTTTTTTTATTATGAATTACCAAAGAATTTATGATCAAATAATTGATCGAGCAAAGAGAGAGAACAGGACAAAAGAAAAAAGTGGAGCCTATTACGAAAGACACCACATCATTCCAAAATGTATGGGAGGAGAAGGTGAAACAACACAATGGAGGACGCATCCAAACATAGTGCTCCTAACAGCGAGAGAGCATTTTTTAGCACACCTACTTCTTGTAGAAATTTACCCTAAGGAATATAAGTTAAAACATGCTGCCTGGCAAATGGTCTTTAGACATAGTAAAACACAGTCGAGATTGTATAAGGTTAGCACAAGGGTATATGAGAGGTTAAAAATAGAAAAAAGTATAGCAAATGCAGAACTACTAACAGGAAAGACTAGTCCGCTAAAAGGTAGGCCAAGCCCACTGAAAGGAGTTCCTAACCTGGCAGCTAAAGGGAAAGCACCTTGGAATAAGGGAATTGCTAACGGAAATAAGGGAGTAAAGAGGCCAGATGTATCTGAAAAGAATAAAAGGAACACAAAACCGATAGCACAATTCAGTAAAGCAGGAACACTGTTACAAGCATGGAACTCAGGAGCCGAAGCTTCTAGGAGATTAAACATAGATGCAGCTAATATAAATGCTTGTTGTAAAGGTAAGGTAAAGAGCGCAGGAGGATTTATTTGGAAATATTCTGAAAAATAATTACAAAAAGGCTTGCTTACGCAGGCTTTTTTTCGTATATTTAATTATTAAAAACAGGGAAGCTGAAAACTGAATAGAGTAGGCAATATACATAAATTTATACACATATGTACACATTAAGAGTATTGCACCCAAGTGGTGACGAGCAGAATTATTATTTAGGGGACTTATACAAAGTCATATTAAAAAGCAAAAGTCCTGAGAACTTTAAATTAACGTATAATTCTTATTTAGAAGAACATATTGACGTACACTCAGATGATGAGTACGAATTATACGGTTTTATTATATCATATGTACAAGGAGTACAGCCATTATATACGAGTAATAAGTACTATATTGTTATGGAGTCAGGTAAAACATTTCAAAAACTATAAAAACAAATAAGATATGAAACAAACAGCAGTAGAATGGTTACAAGATGAATTAAATCAAATCAAAAGTTCATCAACCGATATGGATGGTATAATTAGATTTTTGGAAACAGAATTTAATAAAGTTATTGAACAAGCCAAAGAAATGGAAAAGGAACAAAAAGGATTTAGCGACGTGGAGGTGGAATTGATTGCCAACGAAATAGTTAATTGGACTATTGATAATATTGGCAATCCAAACCCTCAAAGTGGTAAAAAGTTTGATGAGATTATGTCAAAATTTAAAAATAAATAAGTTATGAAAATAATAGATTTAAAAGAAGGTATGATTATAAATTCTCCAACTAAAGGAGAAGGTATAATTTTAAAAGTTACAAAAAGAACTGTTACCACAAAGTTTAAATACTCAACAAGTAAAATTACTTTAAAAAGTAATGATACTAATATAGATTTTTACTGATTTATAATTTAAAAACAAATAAGATATGGAAGGTTTAGCAGGTGGAATAGCATTATTAATGTTATTTTTTATAGTACCGATATTTGAAATAATAATTAAGTATATTTTTAAAAACAAATAAGATATGGAACAAATTTTAATTTTAATATTATTCTCTATAATGGCTCTATGCTTTATAGGATTAGAAGTAAGCAATAGAAAGTATGAAAAAGCAAGAGATAGATATATTAAATGGAGTATGAGCGATTGGAATAAAGAATTTGAAAACAAATAAAAGCTATGTTAGAAAGATTTAAAAAATGGTTTTATGAGTGGAAAAATGGTCATCCATTTCTTTTACACGAAGAAGTAATTATAATTTGTGATACAAGAACAGAAAAGAAGTACTTATGGATGAATGATAAACAAATACAAAATCTCATTAAAATTAGAGTAAGAAAAATGTATAAGGAAAAATATCCTGATGCAAAAAAATTTAGTTTAAAATTTAAAAAGAAATAAGATATGAAACAAACAGCAGTAGAATGGTTAGTAGCTGAACTAAGAAAATATGGTAGTCCAGTTCCAAGACAAGATGAGGAACAAGCCAAAGAAATGGAAAAACAACATATTCAAGATGCTTATAGGATTAATCCAAACAATGAAATTTGGAGCAATTCAGGTATTGATTACTATAACGAAACATTTAAAAATAAATAAGATATGAGTATTAAGTTTATAATATTTTGGTTGATACTATGTGTTGTTATTACTATACTAACGAAAAACAAATTTAAAAACAAATAATATTATGGGGTATGTACCAACAATATGTTTTAGGCCTAAATTAGAGTT